ATGGCGTTTCGGTGTAGCGGCGGGGTCGGGGGGTCACCCCATACCCGCAGGTCAGAGCGCCGCCGTCGACGTTTCCGCAGGTCAGACAGCCTGTGCGTGTGGGCATTTGCTGGCTGCTGGCAGGTGTCCGTGGTCGACCAGGACGGCGATCGCGGCTGCTGCTGCGGTTCGTGCGAGCTGCCGTTGGTAGTAGCCGCGCCGGCCGAAGTCGATTGCTCGATGGCCTTCGATGTGGAGGTCGATCGTGTCCGCGACGGCGCCGAGCAGCTCGCAGCAGTCGGCCATCGTGGTACCTCCGGTTGGGTGCGGACCCGGCCGAGCAGAGAGAGGGGGCTGCTCGGCCGGGTCGACGCGGGTCTGCCATGCGCCGGCCGTGGTGTCTTGTGTGGACGTCGGTGTCCGTCCCGGTGTTCGGCTCGGGCTGGCTGTCTGTGTCACAGCAGCACTGGCTGTGCGCTGTCTATGCGCCGTTTCGCGATGTCGGCGAACTCGGGCAGTCGCTCAATCCCGATGAACTTGCGCCCCTCAGTGACTGCTGCGACGCCGGTCGTGCCGGAGCCGGCGAACGGGTCGAGCACGGTTCCGCCGGGTGGCACGATCTGCACCAACTCGCGCATGAGGTCGAGCGGTTTCTGCGTGATGTGCTCGCGGGTTCGTGGTGACGGCGGGGATTCGAGGTAGTAGCCGCGATGGGTTGACATGGACTTGTCGAATGCGACGGGTCGCGCGCCGTTGGTGGCCCACACGATGTACTCGGCGTGCGCGGTGAATCGGCCGGGCATCGGCCGAGCATTCGGCTTGATCCACGGGAAGATTCCGCGCCAGACCCATCCGCCGGCCTGGACCGCGTCTGTCGTGGCGGGGAGTTGTCGCCAGTCGGTGAACTGGCAGAGCATGCCGCCGGGCCTCGTCACGCGTAGGCATTCGGACAGCCACAGTGCGCACCAATACTGGTAACTGCGCTGGTCGCGGTTGTCGCCGGTGAAGTCGCTCGTTTGATGCTGAGCATCGGATCTTACGTACTTGGTTCGCGTGGACACGGCCCGGTCGCTGCGCATCTGTCCACCGGACGAGTACGGCGGATCGGTGATGACGGCGTCGACCGAAGCGTCGGGCAGCTCGGCCAGCACCGCCAGGGCGTCGCCACAGTGAACGGTCGCACTGTCGATCATGTTGTGCTGTTTCTCCTGCCAGTCGATCAGAGCGCGCCGGGGTGTGGTTCGTGGTCGCGGTAGCGCTTGGAGATGGATCCGCGTCGTGCGATCGCGCGTGCTCGGCCGGCTGCGCGTTCGGCGTTGGTCTTGGTGTCGTGGCAGGGGCCGCATAGCCATTGCAGGTTGGTGGCGTGGTCGGCGCCGCCGGCGGCCAGGTTCACGACGTGGTCTTGGTAGAGCTTGACGCCGGTTGCTCCGCAGCCTGCGCAGCGGACGGGGAGCTGGCGCCGGCGGTGTTGCGTTCGCGCTTTGGTGCTGCGCTGTTGGTTGCGGTTCCAGCTCACTTGTGGTCCTGGTGTTGGCCGGGCCAGTGGCCGAATACTTCGGATGGTCCGATGCCGGGGCTGGTGTCGGCCATCGTTCCTCCGTTCGCACCGTGCCCTAGATGCGGGAATGCGCTAGAGCTGCCGGTGGGCACACTTCTAGCGCGGTTCGAACGGTAGCAGAAAAAAGCACGCGTGACATTTGCGTCATGCGTGCTAGTGCTCGTGTCGATCGTTAGTGATTCTAACTTTTGACAGTGGGCGCCGGCGTCAGCCCTCGTCGGTGCATGGGTCGGGAAGGCCGGCGAGCTGCCATGCCCGCGCGATCGCGGCCGGGTTGTTGCGGGTGGGGAATTCCGCGATCTGTTCCCAGAGGTTGTCGCAGCCCCAGCTCATGCGCTTCACGACGACGGCGATCTTGAAGTCGTGGTAGTCGAGGCCGGCGGCCCTGATGGTCTCGATGACGTCGTCGGCGGTGAGTGTCTGAGCGGCGGTCACACGATTAGCATACGCGCTACTCGGGCACTCCGCATGCTGAAACACCTATCTTGAACAGGGTTTTTAGCGGTTGTGCCATCGCTAGCATGCGTGCTAATGTCGTGGGCATGCCCGCACTGACCTTCACCAAGTCCGACGCTCGCCGGCCGTATCTCTACTTCGCTCACTCGACGTCGCACACCTTCCGGCTGTTCCAGCTGGACGGCGCCTGGTACCTCCAGGCGAAGGTGACCGGCGACATTCTCGGCGTCGAGGTCCGCCTGGATTCGATGGCCGAAGCTCGGGCCGTTGCGGCGCGGTTTGTCGAGGTTGTCGACCGGACCACGGTCACCGGGCAGCCGGGCGAAACGGTGGTCGGTAACGCGCTGGACTCCGCGATCGCGTTCGTCCGCCGGGATCCGGCCGAGCCGGTGGACCTGGACGCCGAGGCGGCGCCGGCCGCCGTGCCGGCCGCGCCGGTCGTCGTGATCGCTTGCGCCGCGCAGAAGCTGGACCAGTCCGCGCCGGCCGCCGAGCTGTACCAGTCGGCCAACTTCGCTCTGAACCTGCGCGCCGCGCGCGTGCTGGCCGAGCGCGCCGGCGGCCGCGTGCTGATCCTGTCGGCGCTGCATGGCCTGGTCGAGCTGGATATGGTTCTGGCGCCTTACGACGTGAAGATGGGCCAGCCGGGTTGCGTCGGCGCCGCCGAGCTGGCCGCGCAGCTGGCCGCGATCGCGCCGGCGTCGATTCAAACGCTTCTCCCCCGCGCCTACGCCGGCCGGCTGGCCGAAGCGGCCGCGATCGCCGGGCTGGCCGCGCCGACGGATCTGTTCGCGAACGCGCCGGGGATCGGCTACCAGCGGGCCGTCGCAGCCGGCGTGATCCGTGACGCCGACGCGCCGGCCGTTCCGGCGATCGTGCCGGCCGGCGCCGTCGAGGCCGGCCAGCTGGCCCTGTTCGCCGCCTGACTTACAGCCCTGCCACCGAGAGGAATAGCAGCATGAGCGCACGAATTGTCCACCAGCGCACAGGGAAGACGATCGGCGTCTTCGCCGATTACGTCGAGGCCGCCACCTACCGCGCCGACGTGCTCCGGCCGGCGCTGGCCCCGAATACGCCATGCCCGTTCGCGATCCGCTCCGGCGGGGTGAAGGTCGGCCACCTGTTCACGGCCGACGTCGTCAGCACCCAGCCGTGCGTGCATTGCGGATCGCCGGCCGTCGATGCCGACGGCGGACCATTTCACTTCATCGTCGGTGACAACGGCGCGAAAACAGCCGGCCGCGAGTGCATGACAACCAAGCGGGGCCGCAGCACGCCGGCGGGCACTACAGCCGAGCTGTCGCGTGCGCTCATCGGTTCAGCTCCTCACTGGCTGCGGCCGTCTCGAACGCCGCCATCAGGCCGCCCAATGCGGCGACCTGGGCCTCCAGTTCGGCTCGCTCGCAGTCGTTGCGAGCGTCACCGATGCGACCGGCAGCCTCGTTTCGCACGGCCTGCGCCATGGCATACGCAGATTTCAGGCCAGTCTGCATACCTTCTCGCCATGACCGCATCAGTTCGCCTCGGATCATCGGTTGGATGCTGGCGCGTAGCTCTTCAACTGCGGGGTCAACAGATTCACTCATCGCAGAGCCTCCGAGTCGTGGTAGTCCTTGATCTCGGCGGTAGTCATTTGCTTCCCGCAGCCGCACGTCCACACGCCGTTCACCACTTCCCAGTCGAATCCGCCGCAGCGGGAGCAGGTGACGTTTGTTGTCCAGCTCATCGGTCACCTCGTGCGATTCGTTGGGCCATGTCCATCGCTCTCTCGTGGGCGTGGAGGCGGCCATGTCGCCAGGCGGTGAAGAAGGCGATCTCCCTGCCGCCCCGATCGACCGCCCATCCTTGGATGCGTCCGTTGGCTGCGCGTACCGGCACAACCTTGATACGGTCATTCATCGGAGCACCTGGCCGCATATAACGCACGTAGTTCCATTGCGTTCTGGATCATCATTGCCGTAGACGGTGTGGGTCCACGGGTGCGTGCAGCGGCGCGGTCGGCGCGGTCGACCCAGCACCGCGTCGATATAGTCGTCAATTCGGTTGCTCATCGGTCAGCCTCCAGCGCGGCGAGGACCCGCTTAGCGCCGACAACACGGGCCGCAGCGGCCGCCATCTCGGCGAACTTCGGCGCACCGTTCGCGAATGCTTCGACATGGGACTGCATCCCGGATTCCAGTTCGGGCAGAACCGCCTTGGCCCGCTCGATGGCCGCCCGCAGTCGCTCGTTCTCGCGTAGCAGGTCCGCGCGTTCGTTGTGCGTCTCAACGAGATACCGGCCTTCGTCGCGGCGCGCCTCCCGCAGCCGCTCCACTTCGGCGACCAGCTCGGGCACCAACTCGCGTGGGCTCATCACATGCCCGTCCTTGTGGCGCTCGACAAGAGCCGAACGTTCACGGTGACTGTGGTCGGCTCGGTGTTCGGGGTGGTCGTTCATGTAATCGTCTTCGGTTCTCACTCGATAGTCCCTCTCCGTGTTGGCGCTTCAGTCGATGTGCTCTAGCTCGGTGGCTGGGAGTCCCCATTCACCGCCGAGGTGGTCGCGGACCCAGATCAGGCTTTGCCCTTGGACGTTGGATACGTGGCCGTACCACGGCCAGGACGGGTCGCCGTATCGGTGCATCTGCTCGCGAACGGCCGCCTTCGCGCCGACGCGGTCACCGACTTTGAATCGCACGGGGGCCATCACTCGGCCACCACTCCGGCCGGCGCCGGGAATCCGAGGACCCTGGACAGGTGCATGTACAGGTCTGGTGTCCAGGTCGCTTTGCATTCCAGGCAGATGCAGCCGCGATCGGCGATGATCTGCAGCGCCGGCTGTCGGACGTTTTCGCCGGCCGAATCCGGCCGGTAGACGACGTCGGTGTCGCATGCCGGGCACGGGGCCGCGATGAACCGCTTCGGTACCGGGTTGAGGATCCGGTCAATGTCGTTCGCCCAGTACTTCACTTCGGTGACGACGGCCACCAGTTTCCGGTAGTACTCCGGCGTCCAGGGTCGTTTGCGCAGCTGCCGGATGTGGTCGGCGCGTGTGCGGGCCAGCTCGACGGGTCGGGGTAGCGCCGGGAGCCGGCCGGGCCGTGACCAGTCCTGCAGTGCCACGTCGATGCCGGCCAGGACGTCGGCCGCGTCGAGCCAGATTGGCGGCAACGGCCGGGCCGCGTGGCCGTTGGACGTGCCCTGCTGGCCGGCGATCGACGCTTGGACCTGATCGAGTAGGGATGGGCCGGTGACCAGCCGGCCGCCGATCCATGCGATACGAGGTTCGGTGATGTCCGCGATCGCCTGGTCGAGTTCGTCCAGCCGTGCGGGTAGGTCCTCGTCGTGCTGCTTCGCGCGGTCTTCGCCGTTCTGCTTTGCTCGGCTCTGCTTCACTGCGTGCGGTTCCTCCGGTCGAGTACGAACAGTGCAGCGACGTACGACATGGCGATGCTGGCTCGCACTTGGCGGCCGCCCTGCTCCATTCCGCGCGCGACATCGCGGCTTATCCGCAGGTAGGTCACTGTTGGGTCGTCGCCGGCGTCGAGCTTCTGCCGTAGCAGTCGTAGCGGGACCGCCAGTTGGTTTTCGGCGTCGGCCAGCAGCTGGTCGGCGCCGGCGATTTGGTGTGCGGAGAATTCGCTGCTCATGCGACTACCGCCGTGAAGCTGACGCCGGGCCGTCCCTTGTCGCCGTCGAAGAACCATCTCCGTTCGCCGTAGTGGAATCCCTGGCGGAACCACCCGCGTACGGGTGCCTCGATGCCGTCCGCGTCGAGGTAGCGCCGGCTCGCGTCGAGGGCCAGCGGCCGCGCGGCCTCGATGTCGTGGGTGCCGAGCACAACCACGCCGCACTCGTTGAGGCCGGCGGCCTCGTTTGACCAGATGTGCGCTTGGAGGCCGGGTTTGCGGGGCCGGTAGGGCTTTCCGTTGGGCCTGGTGAATTCGGTCATTGGCGGGCCGCCTCCTGCGTTGCGCCGAGCGCTTCAGCGCGGGCCGCTTGGTACTCGCGGATGGCCCGTGAGCACGCCTGATGGCCGTAGCACGTCTGCAACGCCTCTCTGGCGCGTTCAAGCCGTTCTGTAGTCCTACCTACCGGACCCATGGCCGTTGTGAGCGCTGGAGCGGCTACGGCCGTGATTTCGACGGGTTCTGAGAGCGCGTCGCCCCTCGTTTCGAACCGCTCGGCTGGCTCGCTCGCGGCGCGGGTCCGACGGTGCGCGCGGGCCGCCGCGATGAGGTCCCCGACGCCGAGCGGCCGATCGTTGGGCTGGTCGTAGAAGTCCTGCAGGCCGGCCAGCAGGTCGTCCTCGCTGAGCTTGTGTCGCTGGATCTGCTCGGACCACGCCAGGACGCGTGCCGCGTCGGGGCCGCCGACGCGGTCGTCCAGGATCGATGCCAGCTTCAGGCACTGCGTGACTGCGCTGATCGTTTCGGGTGTGGCTGTGACGGCGGTGAGGGTCACGACAGGTCTCCGTTCTGGCTGGTGACTTGCTCGATGAGCGCTTGGCCGACTTCGTCCCAGCCCATGGCCTTCTGGGTGGGCTTGCCGACGCCGTTCGGTTTGGTGTGTGCGGCCTTGGCGACGAACGTCCCAATCTGCTTGGGGCTGAAGCTGTCGCTGGCTTGCCAGGCCAGTAGGCCGCGTTCGATCTGCTCGCGGTGAATGCCTGACCGGATGCAGGTTTGGACCTGGTCTGCGATTCCGTCGCGCACGCTCGGGACGAACGCTGTGCCGAGGTGGGCCGCGAACGCGTCCACGATTTCGACGGCTTGCGTGGATCGCGACTGCCGGTTCAGATCCGCATACCGCGAACGAACAATTTCCGTCCCCGTTTTTCGTTGCGCGGTGTTGCGTGCGGGTGCCGGCGGTTCGTCTGGGGGGTAGGGGGGTAGTTCCTCTGTTCCCCTGTTCCCCTGTTCCCCTGTTCCAGTCGATGGGGTCTCGCGAATGTCTCGCGATACATTCGCGAGTGTCTCGCGAATTTGAGCGTTTGCGCTGGTAGACGTGGGGTACCGCGGTTTGTTCGGCCGATCGATCTTCTGGTGCTTGGACCAGTTGACGATCTCGATGTAGTCGCGTCCATCGACGGTGTATCGAGCGATGCGGCCGGCCTCGAAAAGCCGCTGCAACCCTCGCGACACTCTCGCGAATGTCTCGCGAGCGTCGCGCTCAACGTCGTCAGCAAACAGATCGGCCGCGATGAGCGCGACACGGTCGACACCTACGCCGTTGTCGTCCACATAGCTCCATAGGCCAATGAAGATGAATCGCGTTTCCCAGTCCAGTTGCGCGATGTCGAGTGATCGCCAGAACTCCGGCTTGATCGTTCGGATTCGCATATCGGTCAGTTCTCTCCGGCCGCCACGCGGGCGAGCCAATCGCGGAAACAGTTGTCGCAGCGGGTTCGGCCGGCGCTGTAGCGGACTGTCTTGCAGTCGACGCATAGGCCGGCGCGGTAGGCAGCCGCGCGGGCTGCCTTCGCGTCGTCCATCACTCGTCTCTGCCGACCTCGTCGGGTTCGGGTTCGAATCCCGGGCAGTCGCACAGGTCCCCGAACAGATCCCTTGCCAGGCACTGGCCTTCGGCGTTGTGCTCGGTGGCGTAGTGCGTGCAGATGCACTGGCCGGTCACCGGCGGGCCGCCCACGCGGAACGGCGGCAACGCCGACGTCGGCGGAACCACAGCATCGATTCGGCGGTCACGCCTCGGCGGCCTTGGCTTCGAGCACGTCTAGGACAGCGGCCGCTTCGTGCGCCTTGAGGTCGCGCGTGTCCGAGATTTCGCGGCCGGCCGCTGCGGTGAGCAGCGCCGACCACTTGGCTTTCCCTTCGACCGTGGTCGACGTCAGCTCGGGGAACTTGGCGCGCAGCGAGAACAGTCGGCCAGTCTGCGATCCGGTGATCGGCTGGTCTTCGAAGTCGTCAGGCAGGTCCACCATGACGTCCGCCGGCGGTTCGAACGTGCGCTGCTCGGCGGCCGGCTCGGGGTCGATGCCGGGCTGCTCGGGGAAGTCGACCAGCGTTTCGCCGGCCGGCTTCGGTGCTGACTCGACGTCGTCGCGCAGCTTGGCCGGCGCGTGTTCGTTCGCGGCCTGGTCGGCCTTCGGCTGGTCGGCCTTCGGCCGGCGGCCGCGTCTCGCCTTCGGCTGCTCGGCCGCCGGCGCCGGCGCGGGGGCCGCGATTTCGTCTGCAGTAGATGACGGCAACGGCGGGAACAGCTCGGCCTTGTCGAACCCTTCGCGTGTGATCGAGGTATATGCGATGCCGAGCTGAGCGACGTCGGCGGCCGTGAACTGGCCTACCTTCTTGCCGACCTTCACTTCGAGCTGCGCGGCCGTGATGTCGATCGCCGCGAACGCGTTCACCATGTTCTCGATGCGCTGGCCGAGCGGAACACCTTCGCCGTTCTCCAGCGTGTCACGGCAGATGTCCTGCGCAGTCTCGGTGAACCACGTCGGCAGAACGGTCGAAATGCACTCGCGGACAGCGCGTGCGCCGATGTTCTGGTTGTTCAGGTAGACGTCCTGCAGGTCGTCCAGGTCGCGGCGGGTGCGCTGGCCGTTTACCTTCACCATCTTCTGGTGCGGAACAATGAACGTACGCGTCGACCGCGTGTTGGTCTGGACGTCCCATGCCCACGCCTGGACTTCGGACTCCCCTTTGTCGTCGTTGCGGGCCAGCTCGGTCACGCCGTACTGGACGTTCCCCCAAATGCGGGCCAGCTCGCGCATGAGATGAACCGACGGGCCGGTCCCCCGGTTGGTCACCTGGTAGAACGCGCGGGATGCCATCGCGAGACGGCCGCAGCTGTCGCGCATTTCATGCTCAGCGCGGGCCATGTCACGCGGGCAGTTCTGCGCGACGACGACGGCGGCCTGGACTTCGGCGATCGCGCGGGACTGCTCGATCGTGGTCGCCTGCGAGCCGGCCGCCGGCCGGGCCATCGCGCCGGCCGGGTTGTAGCGCTGGATCTCGTTCGCGGTGGTGCTCATGACAGTTCGGATTCCTCTCGGTATTGGGCGTAGCTCGGAAAGTTGACGGTGTGGATGCCGGGGTCGTAGCTCGGCCACTCGTTGGCGGATTCGCATTTGGCGTATAGGTCGATCGCCTTGCGGTTGAGTCGCCGGCCGCGTTCGACGTCGGCGGGCCGCAGCTCGTGAATGGTCAGCTCGTACGGCGGTGTCTTGTCCTGCGCGACAAACAGAAACAACGGGTCGTCGTCCACGCCGTTCGCGATAACGCCGTCGCGATACCAGGCGTCCTGCTGGTGGTAGCCGTAGTCCGCGACGGACTTCGGAAATGCGTTCGGGTGCGCGTTCTTCGTCGTCTTGTAGTCGACAATGATCAGCCGCGATCGGCCCGGGTGGAGCCAGTCAGCGCGCCACCGCAGCCGAACATTGGTCGCCGAATCGCGCCAGTAGCCAGACACTTCGGCGTCACCGACCGCGAACAGCGCGCCGGCCGTCGGGTGCGCATGGACCTTCTCTGCCATCGCGCGCGCGGCCTGATCCTGCTTCGTCAGCAGCGGGACCTTGCCGGCCGCCCACGCGTCGATGCGGGCCTGGCGCGCGTCCTTGGTCTGCCAGTTGGGAGCGTCGACCACAACGATGTCGGATCCCTTGCCGAGCACGTAGAAGTGCGCGCCGTGGCCGGCGTCGTACTCCGGCTTCGGGTTCGGCGGAGTGTTGCGCTCTTCGAGGAACTTCGCCGGTGTCGCGTTGATCAGCGTTCGCGCGCCCGAGCTGGACAGGCTGGTCTTGTCGGCGTGGTACTCGACGTCCGAGATGTCGGTGTAGACACCGTCTTCGACTGGAATCACTTGCCGGCCACCTGCTGCCAGTAGTCAGCGACTGCCGCGCGACGCGCGGCCAGCTCGGCCGCCCCTCGCGCCGGGTGCGGCAAGCCGAGGACGGCCTGGTCGGTGGGCAGACACCAAGACCCTTCGTCCAGAACCCAGTGAGGATGCGGCAATTCGTCCAGCCGTACGGCCGGGACGATTCCGCCGCGCGGGTATCGCGCCGGCGCCGGCTGGCCGGCGGTCGCGCGGCCGCGCAGCTCGGCCGGCTCGCCTGGCAGTTCCAGTCCACGTGTCGCGTCGGCGATCTGCTCGGCCCACGATGCGCCGCCGGCCGCGTCGCGTTCGGATCCGCAGTACCAAATCAGTTCGGACACAACCACGGCCGTTGCCGCAATCGCGGCCAGAATGCCGGCGGTCGGCAGCTCGGCGCGGGACCAGTAGAACGCTGCCAGGACGCCGAGGAAGATCCCGACTGCAAGCGTGATCAGTCGGGCCAGTCGCTGGATCTGCGTGTCGGTGGAGTGCGTGCGGTGCTTGCTCATGTCAGGCAACGGCCTTTCGTGCTTCGGGGAGGTTCGCCACCCAGGCGAACAGTTCATTCAGAGTTCGGTCGGTTGGGATCGCGGCCAGCGCGACGACGAGCAGTCGCTGGACTTCGACGGCCGGTAACGCAGTGAGGTAGTCCCACGTCAGATGCGGGTCCTCGTCGGCCAGTTGGCCGGCCAGCGAGACGACGAGTTGCGCGCGCGCCAGGTAGTCGTCGTCGCTGGTGCCGGTGATGGGCACACGCTGCTCGGACATTCCGCAGCGCTGCTTGCCACGTGCCACGGTGGAGTGCTTGGCGTAGCGGTTGTTCTCTGTCGTGACGTTGCGGCCGCACATGACGCAGTCGACGCGGCCGTTGTTGTCGCCGCTCACAGTTCGCGGCCACGTTTGATTGCGCGCCGGTCACGCTCGGATAAGCCGCCCCAGATGCCGAATCGTTCGTCGTGCGCCAACGCGTACTCCAGGCATTCGTTGCGGACATCGCACAGCCCACAGATCGCTTTCGCTTCTTTGGTGCTGCCGCCCTTTTCGGGGAAGAACACGTCGGGATCCGTTTGCGGGCACAGCGCACGATCGGTCCAGTCCTCGTCTATCAGGACGCTCGGGATGCTGTGGTCGTCCGCCATCAGCCGAGGAAGCCGGGTTCGTCGGGCAACACGGTTGCGTCGGTGACGGGATAGGTCTGGTCGTCCAGGATCTGCGTCTTGACGTCGTAGCCGCCGCCGCAGCTGGTGTGCGACGAGTAGTAGCCGCTGTAGGTGTCGCAGGTGAACGGCACGTGGTGCGCCGGGATGAGGAACACGCGTTCGCGGGTCCAGCTGCCGTCGGGCCGCCGGGGCCAGTCGCAGAGCACGCGCCGCTGGCTGCCGAGGAATCCCCACAGGTCCGTCCGCGCAGTGCACCCGAACGGTGTGGGGCCGTTGACTCCGTCGGCGTGCGCCTGCGCCGACGCGCCGAGCGTGCCGGCCGCGATCGCCGCGCCGATAGCGCCGCTGACCAGCAGTCGCATTACAGTTGCTTTGCCCACGATTTTCTCCTTTGTTCTGTCGGTTGGGCGAATGGCCTCAGCGGGTCGGATCCGCTGAGGCCGTTTCCGTATCGGGGGCCGGGTGCCATTCCCAGTGGCCGTCGGCGGCCAGCTCGCGATAGGAGCCGTCGCTGAAGGTGAAGCGCATGCCGGCGGCCTGCTCGGCGGTGAGGGTGACGAGGTAGCTGCCGTAGTACTCGCTCGGGTACAGGGCCGCGTCGTCGTCCTGGTCCTCCAGGTCACGTCGGATCAGGCCAGCCAGCGCGTACAGGACGGACACGGACACCAGCGCGGCGACGGCCAGGACGCCGAGCAATTCGAGCGCGGTCACAGCGCGGCCGCCGTGGTGTTGCGCTTCGCGTGCTGGACCGCTCCGGCCAGTCCGTGCAGCGTGATCGTCACCGCGTGCTCATCGCATGCCTGGTAATCCCGGCCGGCGGTGACGACGGTCGCCGTCGCGGTGACCTGTTCGCCGAGCTGCGTACAGACGCAGCAGTGGACAGGCGGCCGATGCGTGGCCGTCGACTTCATGAAGCCACCTGGCCGGGTTCGTAGGCGGGCAGCCGGTCGACGTATGCCTTCAGGTCGTCGGCGCGGTACTTGTACGCGCGGCCGTCTCGAACGGCGACGATCTCGCCGGCGCGACGCAGCTCGGCCAGTCGGCGGGGTGTGGTCGACAGCAGTTCGGCGGCCGACTCCTCGTCGTAGATCAGCCGTGATGGAGCGCCGATCATGCCGCGTCCGCGTTGTCGTCAACGACGTCGAAGATGTCTTCGAACGCGTTGGGGCCGAACACGTAGCAGATTCCGGCGACGAACTTGGTGCCGGGGTCGCAGTGACCGGACAGGACCCGCGACATCTGCGTCGGGTGGAGCCCAGCCATACGGGCCAGTTCGTCGTTCGTGCGGATACCCGCACGGATCTTGTGTGCCTCGATTTGTCCTCGGCGGACGACCAGCCGCGCAGCCGGCGGTGCGTCGTTCGTTGTCATGCGTGCTTGGGTTTGCATGCTTGCGAATCTATGCCCGCAGTAGCGCGCATGCAACTTATTTCACCGATGCTAATCCGGCGTGTCGCGATGACGTTTACGCAGGCAGACAGCACGGTTCGGCCGGCGCATATATTGACGTCCGTCAAACGACGTACAGCCAGCGGGAACGGCCAATTGTTGATTGGTGCAGCAAACCTATGCTGGCGTCACGTTGTTTGTGTACAGTCCTTAGCACGCATGCGTGATACATCCACACACAGCGACACCCGCAAAGGATTGGTACACACGATGGCTAGTGAAGACTGGGCCGCATACGTCCAGAGAGTCAGCCAGGGAGCATCGGCCGACGAGCTCGCTAAAGCGGCCGGCGTCCACATAACTACCGTTTACCGCTGGCTGCGAAAACCAGCACAGAAGTCACCGCAACAAGTGATCGCGTTCGCGCGCGGGCTACGCCAGTCGCCGGTCGAAGCGCTCATCGCTGCTGGGTACCTCGAACCGGCCGAGGTCGCCGGCGTTGTCGAGGTGGTCCGATCGGCCGGGGACCTCCCAGACGACGAGCTGGTCGGCGAGCTGTCCCGACGGCTTGCGGAGCGACACGTCAACGCGTAATCCGACGTCACCGAACCCCTGCCGGGTCCGAACAATCCCACTCAACACGGCCAGGACGGCCTTCGCTTCAGTGAGCGTCCAGCCTTCGGGCGGACAAACAGCTGCGATGTTACGGATCCTGCGCAGCGTGTCTGCGAGTTCGTATTGACTGGACATAAATGGGCGCACCTTCGTTCTCAAAGTCCTTGGAGCTAAAGACTTCCGAAGGCGAAAATTACCCTCGTTTCTGTCACTCGCGCTAATTTTAGCTGACGATTCACAGGTAACGTTCAGGTTGTGTTGCTGCAGATTCTGCGGGGAATGGTGTACAGCGAGCTGCCAGCCGGCGCTGGGCACGGGCTAAGCCAGCAACTCTGCTAGTCGGTTCAGCGCCGGCCGGGTCCGCGACTGGTCGACGTGGACGTACGCGCGATGCGCAACGGCCGACGACTGGCCCATGATCTGCATACGGACATCGGCCGGGACGTCGAGCGATTCGAGCAGCGTCGCCGTCGTGTGTCGGGTTGCGTACTGCTCGACTTGCGGCAGCTCCGCCGCCGACACCAGCGCGTGCCAGAGCTCGTTCTCGTCCGTCGGCATGATCGGCCGGCCGTCGCGGTGCCGCCACACGAGGCCGTGCGGGTTCGGGTCGCCGGCTGTCGCTTCAATGTGCATCGCGAGCATGTCGGCCAGCGGCATCGGTAACGGGACGATCCGCTGGCCGGCCTTCGTCTTCGGCCGGGTCCAGACCATGGACCGATAGCACTCGCGATACTCGCGGCCGGCGGGAATGTCCCACTTCGCGCGCGGGCAGTACCCGACCCGAGTCTTGCCGCACGTCGGCCGGCCGTCGTCGTACAGGCAGCCGTGAACCCTCTTCAGCTGCTGCAGCTGCCAGGACAGGTCGAGTTGCATGCGGTCGAGGTCGACGCGTTCGATTTCCAGGCCCCGCAGCTCCGACGGCCGGCCACCGAGCATGAACGCCGCGATCCAGCGGGTTGCCAGTCGCGGCGCGGCGGGATCCGTCGATTCCTCCTGGACGCGAATCGCGGTGCGGATGATGTGTACCGCGTCGGCAAGTGCGAGGCTGTCGCGTTGCTTCGCGGTGTGCCCGGGCTTGGTGACCGCGTCGCACACGTTGCGTCGGAGCACTCCGTCGGCCACGGCCTGCGCCAGGGCTTGGTTGAGCACCATGTACGCGCGCTGCGCGTTTCGACTGGTGTTGGCTTGGTTCAGCACGCCGCGAATCTCTTGGGCGGTGAGCCGGCCGAGTTGTCGCGCGCCGATGATGGGGACGATGTGCAGTCGGACGGCCTCTTCGTAGAAGTCGTACGTGTTCGGTGACACGTGCGGTTTCTTGACTTCGGTCAGCCAATGATCGAGCCACTTTGCCACGGTGGTTGTGTGCGTGGTCGGGATGACGCCGCGATCGATGTCAGCCTTGAGCGCGTCGAGTTTGGCTTTGGCGGTTCGGAAGTCTTTCGAGTAGACCCGCTTCTGTTTGCGGGACCCATCGGCGGTAGGTACCTCAACCGATCCTGTCCACATGCCATCTGCGCGCTTGAATAGTCCGCCGTCGCCTGGGGACCTGCGTTTGCGATTCGCCACGTTTGACCTCCGGTTCAACTGTACACAGTTGCGGCTGGTCACTGTACACACTACTGTACACAGCGTGTTGGATACCTACAGGATACGTACAGTATCGGCGAAACGCTCTGACCTGCGCTTTTTGCCTCATAAACCGATGTGGGACACCCTAATACCACTGACTCTTAATCAGCGGGTCGGGGGTTCGAAACCCTCACGGCGCACAGGTCAGGGCACATTTTCGACTCGGAACTGTACACACAGGTGTACACAGTCGGAAAAAGTGAGAATCGCGCCGGCGTGAACCGCCGGCGCGTTCGGCTTTCCGTTGGCATGTTTGCTAACAGACTCTCGACGTGTTGTCGGCTTGAAACTGTTTGCTGCCCGTTTGCAGCCTTCCCTTCACAGCCCATTCGCGTTGCTACGCGTGCTATCTGCGGGCTGTCTTCCATCTCTCACGCGCCGGCCGCCGGCCGACGCGAGACAGGACGCTCTGATGACAATCATGCTTTTGCTGGCAATCTGGATCCTGTGCGGCTGCGCCGCGATGAAGATCGGCCAGGAACGGGGACACGGGGCCGCCGGTTCGTTCTGGTGCGGCGCCCTGCTCGGCCTGCTCGGTGTGCTGCTGGTGTCGGTCATACGTCCGCCCGTCGAGGTGCCCGACGAGCTGCGCCGGTCGTTCGCGTTCGATGACGAGGCCGATCGTGGCTGAGCGCCGGAACGCTGCGTGGTTCTTCTGGTCCACGCTCGGTGCCGCGTCGACTGCCTCGATTGCCGGGAACGTCGCGCATGCGTTGTCCAACCCGGCGGCCGCCAGCCCGACGATCGCGGCCGGGATGGCCGTCGGGCCGCCGGCCGTCCTGCTCGGCGCAACCCATGGCACAGCGCTACTGCTGCGCGTCCAGGCCGCCGGCTGGGCCGCTCGCGCCGCGATCGTGTTCACGGTAGGGCTGGCCGTCGCCGCGTTCGTGCTGTCGTTCGACGCGCTTCACGACCTCGCCGTGACGCAGGCCGGGATCCGGCCGGCGATCGCCTTCCTGTGGCCGCTCACCGTCGACGCGTCGATCGCGGTGTCGACTATCGCGCTGCTCGCGTTGAACGGCAGAGCCGAGCAGCGCGACGTCGTGCCGGCGGCCGGCGCCGAGCAGCAGCCCACCCTCGACGCCGCGCCGGCGGCGGCGGCAACGCCGGCCGATCATGTCGACTCGTCCGCGCCGGCCGTTGACAGCTGGCACCACAGTGCCGCTGACGAACTGATCGGGGCCGGCGTGACGCGCGTCGACCGCGACAAGCTCGCCGCCGTGCTGCGCGGCCTGGCCGACGGGATCGCGCCGAGCACAATCGCGCGCCGAGTCGGTGTGCGCTACCAAACCGTCCAGCGCGTCGCCGCGATCGCCGGCCGGGCCGACGCGGCATAGTCCGAACACACGAAAAACGGCCCTCGGCAATGTGCCGAGGGCCGTTTTTCTGGGCTGGTTACCAGCCTGTACGTGGATGGAGGATGGTCGACTGCGTCTGGTGTTGCATCTGGTCGACGCGATGCGTGAGTCCGCGTACCTCGCCGCGCAGCTCCGCGATGCCTTCCTGATTCTGCTCGCCCAGCTCAAGCAGCCTGTCGACGTCGCTTCGCAGATTGCGGTCACCGTGATCGTTGACGACGTGATGCTTAACCTTGCTGAGGTCTTCGCCGAGTTGTCTGTTCCCCCGCTTCGCCGTGATGGACGCGTGCAGGACGCCGCCGATCGTGACCAGCAGCTGGACGCCGACGACGGCCGCCAGTCCGAAGATCGTGTCCGGTGATTCGACGGCCATGGTTTCGAAGCTCATCGAAATTCCCCTTACGTGTTGGGGTCCAGCCGGCCGGCGTCGCTACTGGCCGGCTGGACTACCGATGAGTCAGTCGAGCCAATCGCGAATCTTGCGCAGCGCCGATTGCAGATCGCGCAACGATTCCTCGTATCTGTCGGGGATCAGGAATGCGAACCACTTCAGCACGACGTCCAGATCCGTGATCGCCGCGTCGATCGCCTTCGCTACCACCGACTCGATGCCGGATGCTGCTGCGGGCAGCTGGTCGGCTGACGGGTCTTCCTGGCCGGCGTCCAGGAACCGGTCTACGACGTCTTTGATGCCGTCGACCACCTCGACGGGCAGTTCGAGTAGGTGACTCAGCGCGCTTGTGGGAGCGGTCATGTGTGTCCTTTGTTCTGTCGGTGACCGGCCGACACGGGAATGTGCCGGCCGTCGGTCACTTACAGACTGTAGTACGCCTGCTACACGTAGCGCGTCTGCAACGGCGGGGCCGGCGCCGGGTCTGTCGGCGTCGCCGGGAACCGGCGGAACTGCTGGATGGCCTGCTGCGCCAGCGGGCCTGTACCGGGCACACCAGCGCCGGCCGCGCCGGCCACTGCGTTTTTCACCTGCTCCAGATCCTTGGTTGCGGCCTCGTGCGCCTCGATGACGGCCTGGACGCCGTTCACGACAGTCTCAGCGACCGGCTGCTTATCGAACGTGCCGGCCTTGCGTTGCTTCGACACGGTCGCGGTCGCGGTCGCGCTGGCAGCGGTGCCGAACAGGCCGACCACCGCCTGGACGGTGTCAGTGATGCTGGCGGCCGTCTCGGCGGTGATCCCGTTCCACAGTGCGACGAGCGCGACTGCGGCCGATGCGATCGTGCCGACCAGGTAGATGGATTGCCGGATTCGTGGGGTCATGCTGCGTTGCCTTTCCATGCTGTGTAGCGCTGGAGCACTTCGGGATTGGTGCGCTCGATGTCCGCCAGGACCGACTGCGCGTAGTCGATGGCCCACTGGCCGCGTTCTGCGCCAGCGCCGGCGGCCAGCCGAACGATGCGGTCCAGTTCGAACAGGTCGCCGTTTCTGGCGCGTTTCTCGACCAGGTCTTCGTGGTCGAAGCCGTCGTCGTTGATCGGCAGTTGGCGCGGTTCCCACATGTTCGACGCGGGTTCGGTGCCGTCGGGGTTCGGCGGGTCGCGGTAGATCGAAGTCGACCGAACCGGCGTGAATCCCAGCACGGCCAGCGCGTCGACCAGTGTGCGGTTACCGAGCTGCGGCCAGCCCTTGCCGTTCGGGCCGAGCAGCTGCAGCTGGCAGTCGCGTAGCAGTCGATCCTGTTCGGGTGTCAAGTCGTCGCCTCCTGTCGATGGTGGGGTCGCGGTGATGCCGAGCGCGGCCGCGAACGCCGTCGCGGTGTAGCCGTCGGCGCTGTTCATGTCGCAGTTGCCGAATGGCGGGCAGCCTTCGGGCAGGCCGCCGCCGTATCCCTGGCCGTCGGTGTACTGGTGCGCGATCTTGCCGGGGAAGCTTGGATTGCTGCCGTATGCGGCGACGATGAACTGGTCTTCACGTCGGTTGCGCCACATGCTGTTTAGGTCGCCCACGTTGCCGTACGCGATGACGCGGCGCGGATCCCCCACCCACTGCGACAGCGCGTCGTCGGTTGCGTTGAGCGAGTCGGAGAAGTCGCCGCCGGGGTTTCCGCCCCGCTCGACGTCGATCATGATCGCGACGCGCGGATGTAGACCACCGTTCGCGTTGATCATGTCCTGCAGGGTCGCGATGGCTGCCTGCCAGTTCGGCCGCCAGTAGAAATACACGATGCCGCAACGCAGCCGGCCATCGTCCAGCGCGCGTTTCATCCACGCGTAGTTCTGCGCGAACTTGTTGTCGCGGTGAGTGCCGTCGTTCGCGCGGATCGACAGCACGAGGTACGGGTAGCTGTCGTCCACGGGGACTTGCCATTCGGACACGTCGGCGAACAGCGTGTCCTTCGGTTCCGGCGGGGCCGCAGCCGGCGCCCCATCCTCGATGATCGGGCCGGGCAGGTATGCCCACGCGTTCGCGTACGGGTTCGTGATTTCCCACGCCTGCGGGGCCGTGACGCAGCCCTTCGGGTTGCCGGCGGATTCCATTCGGACGCCGTCGAGTTCGCCCCACATGTGCGATGCGGCGCCGCCGTTGCCCTCGTGGTGAAATGCCAGCTTCGCGATCGCGTCCGCTGGGATGTCCTCGGGCCGAGCGACGCGGATCGTGCCGAACGGGCCGACGCCGCCGATCGGGATGTATCGATACGACTCGGTTGTCGCGCCTTCGGATTCGCGTCCCCACACCATGTGCCCGGTCACGAACCCGAGGACGTCGTTCCACAGCCCAGAGCAGTCCGTGCCCTGCGACATGTCCGTCGGCGACCACATGCCGCCGTAGACGTAGCGGTTTCCGACGCGCTTGAAAAACTCAGCCTTCGCGAGTTCAACGTTTGTGCGTGTGGCGGCCATCAGCTGGATGATCCGTTCTGCGGCAGCGCGGTGACGACGTACTCGCCGGCGGAGTTGAACGTCTGGTCACCGGTCAGCACAAAGTTTCCGCCCCATACGGTTTCGTCAGAGTTCCACAGTGAGCAGTGCGTGACCGCGCCGAGCGGGGGGCCGCCGGAGAAGTTGACCGGAGCAGCCAGGTCGAAGTCGCCGTCGTTGGTCGCTGCGCCCCACGTGAACGTTTGGACGCCGGCTGTCGTCGCGTTCGCGGCGCCGCCGTTGCCCGGGTCGTTGCTGTGCAGCTTCATCTTGACGAATGTCGCGCGAATAGCGTTCGCGCCAACGATCATTGCTGCTGGGCTGAATCCCATTTCGATACCGCCTTTCAGGGGACCATGCTTGTACGGTCTGGTGTCGTGTTTGCGGTGACGCGCCGGTCTGTCGCTGAAACCACAGCCGACCTGTTGACGTCGGGGACTGCGATCGTGCGCGGCGCCGCCGCGACGACAGCTGTTCGGGGGCCGGGGTGCGGGACCTCGATGCCGCGATCGGTGACCGCGACGCTGGCCGCCCGGTCGACGGCCGGGACGATGGTGTTTCGGTCGACGGCCGGGACGATGGATAGTCGATGCCGAGCGATGCTGGCCGGCGGCTGATACAGCCACGCGTACGCGCCGGCCCCAGCGCCGAGCGGATCAATGCGGCCGGCCGCAGAGCCCACCCAGCCGTATACGCCGGATCCGATGCCCTTCGGGGTGCCCTCGTGGCCGTACCCAGCGCCAGCCCAGCCGTAGTCGCCGCGACTGCATGCCTTCGGGATCCGCCGGCCGGTGCCGGCTGAGGCTGTCCAACCGAACGCGCCGGCGCCCTGGCCCTTTGATGGTTGCACGCCGTGCGCTGCGCCGGTCCAACCGAACGCGCCGGATCCGACTGCCTTTGGTATGCGCCGGCCAGCAGCGTGTCCGCTTCCCCAACCGAACGAGCCTGACCCTGTGCCGGTGCTCTTGACGTTGTAGCCGAAGATCCACACTGCGCCGTCTGCGCCCCGGCCGCCCTTGCCTGGCGTACCGACGAACGTGACGCCGCCACCGCCACCGCCGCCGCCACCCGGGGCCGCGCCAGCCGCGCCGGTCGCGCCGGCGCTCGGCGCCGACGTCTGCACGTTGCCGCCGCCGGTGTAGGTGCGGCCATTGAAGACGATGCTGCCGGGGCCTTTGCCGATGTAGGCGTTGTCTCCGATGCCGTTCCAGCTTGACCCGGGATTGCCGCCCGGCGTCGACAGTGCGACGGTCCCAGCGTTCGCGGTGCTGGCCTGCCCGGCGGTCGCAGACGCGCCGCCAGCACCAACCGTGCCGGTGATCTGCTGGACGTCCAGACCGAAGTCGATGCCGCGCCGCAGCGTTCGCGTCAGGAACGGGCCGAAGAATCCGCCGACGCCGTCCTGCCCAATGCTGTTGCCGGCGTTTCCGCCGCCGCCGCCGGGTAGCAGGACAACGTCATAGTGGGTCGCGTCTTGCGCGACGTTGTACACGAACGCGCCAGCGGTGCCGAACTTGACGGGGGCTGAATCGACCACGGGCCGCTACTGTTCGGCGACTTGGATCTTGATGCTGCGCTCATCCTCACGGCCGGCCACCGTGACGATATGAACCGACACGGTGTAGGTGCCGGCCGTTGCGCCGGCCGTCGTGATCCACACGATGGTTGTGTCGTCCTGCAATGTGACCGGGTCCTCGACGGTGAAACCGTCGCCGGGGGTGTCCGCGCGGGCCGTCGCCGAAACGATCGAATCACCAGCCTCGAGGTATGCGCTCCAGTCGATGGGGTAGTCCAGTCGCGCTGTCGGATCCTGCTTGAACGTCTTGAGAGACACGGTGTTTCCCCTTACGTGGTGATGTCGTAGCCGGCGAGCCGCAGCGCGTCCTCGTGCGATGTGCCCGGCGGGAATGTGTGCATCGGTGTCAGCTGCTCGACGGTGCCGTCGGGAAAGCAGTCGATGATCGTTGTTGGCTGCTGGATGATGTTGTGCCGGCCGGCGATCGGTTGGCCGACGAGAGCTGACAGCGTCTCGTCGAGGTAGCCGAGTGTGGTTTCATTCGGGCCGATGTCGACGCAGACGGCGATCGTGTTTCCGTCGTCGGTGTTGTAATGCTGCGTCCCCGGTGCCCAGCCGGGAACGTCAGCGATACGCGTTGCAGTCGCCACGGTTCGCGCTCCGATCATTTGTAGAGAATCGCCACTAGGCCGTTGCCGGGGATGCCGCCGGTGCCGGGGAACCGTGCCAGCGTCGAGGAGACCGCGCCGCCGCCGCCGGATCCGCCGCCGGGATAGCCGCCGTTGCCGCCGTTGCCGCCGGTGACGGTCGCCAGTCCTGCGCCGGCTGTCGCGGCTCCGCCTCCGCCGCCGCCGGCGCCGCCGCAGATCGGGACCGATGTCGAGATGCCGTCGCCGCCCGTACCGCCGGGCTGCCCGGTCGCCGTGGACGGTAGGCCAGATGCGAACGCTGACGCGCCGACGGTGCCGCCCTTGGCGACGCCGGAGTCCTCGCCCGGGGCGCCGGGCACGATGACGAGCGCGTTCCCGTCGTTGTCCAGCGCCAGGCCGCTACCCGTACCGCCCGCGCCGGGCCGGCTGGTGGTGGGCAGCAGTCCTTGTGCCGACGCGATGCCGTTCGCGTTCGGTGCGCCGGCCAGTAGGACGGTGCTGCCGAGCGAGATGGACGATTGGCCGCCGTCGGCGCCGGCCGTCGTCGCGGCCGCGCCGACCACAATCGACAGGGTCGATTCGCCCGGCGTGATGCCGGTGAGGTCCAGGTCGGCGGACAGGTATCCGCCGCTGCTGCCGGGTGTGCCGCCGGCGGCCGCTGTGCCGCTGCCGTTGCCGCCGCTGGACTGCCGGCCGGTGCCGCCCTTGCCGCCGCCGTTGATGACGCAGCCGATCATCTGGACGGTATTCGCGGGGACCAGCCAGGCCGGGTTCGACGTCGAGAAGATCGCGACGTTCCAACCTTCGAGCACGGCCGTTCGGATCGACGCGACGGCTGTCGCGACTTCGGCCGGGCTGCCGGTGCCGTCGCTGCGGCCGAACCAGTTGTCGAAAAGGTTCTTGAATCCGTTCGTGACTTGCTCGCCCAGCTTGACGAAGTCGCCGAGGACCGGTACCTGCTCGACCGCGTTGATGATGCCGTTCAGGTCCAGCCATGGGCCGTGCTGGCCGGTCAGTTTCGATACCAGCGCGCCGATCGCGCCGGGCAGCCCAGCCAGCCCTGGCTGGCCTTGGCCGCCGGCGAACAGGAGGCCGAGCGGGCCGGCCGGGTTGGCGTACACCGAATCGCTGCTGTCGATGTACTTCGCGCGATAGACGCTGTTGACCTTGTCCTGGTCCTGCTTGTCCAGCTCGCTTACCGAGCTGGTGCCGGTGCCGTTCGCGGACAGCAGGAACAGGCCGTCGCTGGTGTTCACATCGCCGGCGCCGCCGGGGAGGATGCCCACTAGTCGGCCGCCTTGGGTTCGAAGTCGGCCGGGTCCATCGCGTCAACGCGCGCCATGAGATTTTCGACTGCCTTCATGACGTCGTCGGGAACGTCCATGCCGAGTTCGCGCGCCAGCTGCACTCGCTCGACGTCGGTCTTGCACGCCGCGATGCGGGCCGCGATGTTCTGGTCGGCGTGCGCCGCCTCGATCTTCGCGACCAGGCCAGGGTTGACCTGGCGCAACATGTCCATGCCATCCTGCGCGACGGTCTTCGAAACTACCTGCAGCGGTGCATGGTTGCCCATCTCGGCGGGGCCGGTGCGCTGCAGCTCCAGTGTCGCCAGCTCGGCGTGGTGCCGGATCCCGAGGCCGTGCAACTTGTCCGCGATCGGATTCCGCGCCGGCGGGGGCAGGAACCACAGCTGTGCCGCGATCGCTCGGACCTCAGAAGCCCTTTGCGTCAATGCCATTAGACGTCGTCCTTTGCAGAGATGTACGTCATGAAGATGCCCTTGTTGAGCGTGCTGTTATGCCACGACGCGCCGAAGTGTCGGTAACCCGGGCCATGCGGCAGGACATGATCGTCGTCCGCCCAGTCTGCGATCGGCGTCGGGTCGTCGCCGGCCGCGACAGTGAGCCGGTCGACGCTGTTGTCGTAGTACAGCGTGAAGTCGCCATTGTCGGGGAGCTCATGCGACACGAGACCTGTCTGAGCAACCGTGTTGATCGGGCTGCCATTGAGGGTGACCAGCTGCACGCCTACGCCTTCCTGGCCGGCGTAGAACTTCACGCCGAGTCCGGTTGTCATGCGCTGGTCTGTACAGACGAGCACGAACATGCCGGCGTAATCGTTCGGCAACGGCTGGTTGAATCTGTTGACCAGCCGCACCTTTACGCGACACGTGTCGCTGTTCAGCTCCTGGTCCCACCTGATGGCCGACCGCGCATCACCCAGCAGCACCAGGCCGGGGCCGACGCCGTTCGGCAACGGCGACAGGCTCGTGACTTTCGTGCGGCCGAGGATCTGCTGCCAGCTCGACCGAAGCCCCAGCGTCGGGAACGGGTCTGTGAACTGCAGCGCCGACGACTGGTATTGGCGGGCCGGGCTGTCGGGGTACTCGACTTCCCGACGAACGACCTTGCCGTAGCGGATCTTCTGGGGGCCGTCGTCGGTGCCGACGAACACTTCGAAGTTCGCGCCGGCCGGTATCCGGTCGACCACCGATGGATCCGCGACGAACAGGATCTGCTCGCTGTTGACGGTGTCGGCGTCAATCCGCGCGATCTGCGAACCCGACGTGTCGGTGAAGACCACCCACGCGTCCCCGCCGGCGGGCCAGGGCTGTCCCGGTGCCGCGACGAGGTACGGCGGCAACCCGGGGGCCGGGTTCCACACAGAACCGCGCGACAGCTCCAGGACGGACAACAACGTTTGGTAGGTCACGCGATCAACCTCACTCCGATGTCTTGCAGGGTGGTCAGCGCGCGCTTGAACATGTTTGCGGTGCGCTCGCCGGTGGACATGGCCGCCTTGTTCTGGCCGACTTTCTGGATGAACCGCGACGCTCCGGTGTCGTCGGTCTCCAGGGATTGCTCTTCGATCTGATTGACGAACCGCAGGTGAATTCCGGCGTTGCGCTCCAGCGCGCCCGACGTCGACCAGAATCGGTCACCAATCTTGCAGTGCAACCCGGGGATGATCCACGTTGATTCGTCCAGGATCATTGTGTGCGACGTTTCGGCGTCGGTGGCCTTGATGCCGCCGAGGATTGCGCCGATCGCCGCCAGGCTCCACGAGTTCGCTTCGCCGCCACGCTGAAACGCTTCCCACAGGTGGCACCAACCGAGTTCGGTTGCCCGTTGGTTGTGCTTGACCTGGTCCCACGCCAGGATCGTCCCCACCAGGAACGGCATGACGATGTCACTGATGATGTCGCCGAGGGAGTCGAACCCGAACAGCAGGAAATAGCCGAGCAGGTTACCGACTGTCTCGATGATCAGCTTTGCGATCGCGTCGGCCGTCGGATTGTCGCCGCCGACCGTGATTTTCACGGCCGTAGCCGGCGAATGCGTGACCGTCGACTGCAGATCGTTGTAGAAGCTGTCAGCGATACCGACTGTCGGGGCCGACGCGAACGAACCGAGGAAACCGGACTGCCAGTACTCATCTGGGTACAGGGTCTGTTCGTCAACGACGACGTCTAGGACGGATTCGACGCCGCCGGCCGTCCACGTCAGCACCGAGCGGGCCAGGCCGCCAACTACCGTGCCGTCGAAGAACGTCCCATCCGGTAGCGTCCAGCCGCTGCGGTCGGTGATTTCGAATACCAGTGCGCCGTTCGCGATGTTGTTGTCCAGCAGGCCGTCGACTGTCTCGCCCTCACCGGTGAAGATGCGCCGATAGTCGAGGCACAGCTGGCCGTCGTCCAGCGTGTCGAGGATGACCGTGTCGGCGCTGTTCATGCGGGAGCCGATGAAGGTCCATAGCGACGTGTCGGTGAGGAACGGTTTGCACTTGATGTGGACCTGCCAGTCGCTGAAGTCGATCGCGTTGTCGTACTGGTCGAGGTCGAACGGGTCGTCGGGCAGCTCGAAAAAGTTCCCTTGGTTTCGCCAGAAATTGAGAAACAGGAACGTGCTGCTGGTCCAAATTCCCGGGCCGAATGAGAAATAATCGCGCGGTCCCTGGAACAGCGGGATCGGCAGGATGGGGTTCGGTGGGCCGAGCGTGAACTGCAGGACCTGCATGTCGTCGTTAAAATGCGCTGTGACGTAGTCGACGCCGTCTTCGGTCGTCGCCTCCCAGTGGTGCATCATGCCCGTCCAGCGCCACGCGCCGCCGAACTTGTCGACGCGTACCACGACGTTCTTGCATTCCTCCGGCGTGTTCGGGATCCGCAGAATGAGCTTGGCCATCGGGTGGTTGGCACGGACCTTGAAAAAGCCAGCGCTGCTGACGTTCTTGCGCTTCGGCCATCGCGACTGCGCGATGTCGTTCACGCTCACCTTGCCGCGAAACGCCAGCCCAACCTCGTGAGGGATGTTGGTGTAGATGCTGACTTCGGTCTGCGCGCGCTGCATGCACTTGCGCCGGCGTCGGATCTCGTCAGTGGCAGCTCTCGTGCGCTGCAGGGTCGCAACGCTCATGCTGCGGCCGCGATTCGGGGAGTTCCGAATGGTTCGGCGTACCAGCGCGGCAACGTCAGCACGCAGCCGAGGCCGGCGGAAACCGCGCCGAGGCAACGCACAACGCAACCCGGGTTCGGCATTTCGGTGGACGGTGAGCCCATGCCCGGCGGGATGGGGTAGTCCAGCGTGAACCCGGGATTACGGTTGCCGACTGGTGTCTCCCATTCCGAGATGAACAGCTCCAGGTCGGGCCGCGACATAACGGTCGTGTTCTCCCCGGGCATGAGCTTCGGGACGGGGAACGTCTTGCCGCGATCGGCTACGCCGCGCCCGTGGACCTCGTTGCCGAAGCTGTAGTCGGGCAGGATCCACGTCGCGCCGCCGTCCAGATCCCACTCCGACCAAATGTCGACGGTGCCCGGGTTGAAATACGGCAGCGTGAACCAAAAGTCGCCGGCGGCCGGCGTCTCCCATGAGAACTGTTCGGACGGCCCGACGTAGAACGGCAGCTCAGCGCGCATGGTCTGCACCAGCGACCCATACGCGAACGCGTTCGGGTCGCCGCCTTCGAAGTTGTTCGCTGACAACGCTTGCGGTGCTTGGATCGTGCGCAAACCAAGCGTGCGGGTTCCGTCAACCGACGTGTACTCGATCGTGGCTTCGTCCTGCGGGCTGAACATGTTGCGCCACCTGGCCCAGACTGTGTGCCACAGCTCTGAGTTCTGGTCGATGTCGGCGCCCGTGATCGGGTTCATCACGTGAACTGTCCAGACGACGTCGCGCGCCTTCGGTTTCCACGACGAGAAGAACTGCCCGAACGGGCCTGTCCCCCAGTTCGACTGAATCGGGAGGTCCCAAAGTCCGGTCGAACGGGGGGCCAGGTACGGACCCCAGCTGTAATGCGCTGGGCTGATGATGCAGTAGTCGCCGTTCACGCCGCGAACGGCGATCATGTCGGGCTGTGGAATGTAGGTTGCCATCTATCCTCGAAACCTCGCCAGCTCGGCCTGTGTGTCTTGCGCGTCCTTCAGTCGCAGCTCGTCAACGACGTTGCGGGAATCAATTCCGTTGAACACGTAGCTACGACGGTTGTCCTGCGCGGTTTGCGGGACGTTTTGCGGCGACTGCATTAGCTCGCCGTATTGAGATGCGGTGGTCCCCGGGGTCACGTTTCCGACCAGGAATGAGGACCCGACGTTGACGACGTCGGAGACGACTTTGCCGCCCTCCTGGATCAGACCGCCGACCAGCGGGCCGATCGCGCCGGCCGCACCGCCGCCGAATCCGCCGGCCGCGCCGCCGGCCGCACTGATGGCCGTCGAAACAGCGGTTCCGATTGCCTGCGCCGCCGAGCTGATCCCCTTGTCGATCGCGGGCAGGTTGTGATTCAAGCTGTCCGCCGGGTTCGGTGACACGGTGTAGGTGGGCAGCGCCGCCGTCGCCGGGCTGTTCGACTGCGCCGGCTGTGGTGGTGTCGAATCCGCCGGCGGTGCAACGGGTGATGGCAGCGGAACAGTCGGCGCGGATGGGATGACAGCCGCGCCGCGCGCCGGCGCCGAGGCCGGGGCCGGTCGCGGGTTCAGCCGCTGAATCGTCGCCGGTGTGCGCGGTGACGGTGGTGTCGGCTGCTTCGGCAGGACAACACCTTCGGGAATGATGCCGCCGAGCGCGAACCCCTTGGTCAACACTCCACGGTTGATCGCCGCGATGCCGGCCGGGCCGAGCTTGGCAGTGACCTTCGGGTCGATGATCCCTTCGCCGCCAGACATGGGCGTGAGCCGAGCGCGGTCGACAATGCCGCCGCTGGCGTACCCGTGTCCGCGTCCGATGCCCAGCGGTGCGCCGTTGGCATCCACGCCGTACCGGCGAGCGACGTACGGAATCATGGCCGCGATCTGCGCCGTCGGATCGAGATAGTCGCCGCCGGTGATGTTGTTCGCGTCGAACGTCGAACGCAGGAACTGCGCGATGCCCGCGACAGTCTGCGTTCCGCCACGGCCGTTGCTGTCGTGATCGTTGAATGCCGCAGGGTTGCCGCCTGATTCGGTTTGAATCTGCCGCACCATGGCGTCTTCCCACGCCTGGATATTCGTGATCCCGTACTGCGGGCCGTACTTGAGCAACGCTGCACGGACAACGGGCCGCCAACGCTCCGCGCCGGATCCCGATGTCGGGGCCGGGGCGGAGCCGACGCCGCCGCCGTGGTGGCTGGTCGAGCTGATCCCGACAGTCGCAGCGCCGCCCGACGACAACGCTGCGTAGTCGTCGCGTGCCTGCTGCGCGTCGCGCTGCGCCTTGTCCAGGGACTGCTGCGCGGCCAGTCGGGTCGACTGCGCCGCGTCGGGTGAAAGCTCGCTCAAACGGGCCTGTGCGATCGCGACAGCTGCGTCCTTATCCGCGATGCTGTCCAGCGCTTCGCGCAGCTGCTTCGGCGTCGCGGCCGTCGCGGACTCCGAGCTGTCGTCGTTGACGCCGAGCAACGCGCCCAGCGGGCCGTCTGCGTCGAGCGCGAACCCGGCCGACCGCGCGATGTCCTGAAAGTACGGGTTATTCGGCGACAGGATTGAGTTCTCCAGCCCGAACAGGCTGAGCGCACCGGACCACAACGCGTTGCCGAATCCGCCGACCGTCCTCGCAGCGAACCCACCGAGCCATTGCCCGGTCTGCTTTCCCCAGGCCGTGAGGTTCTCCCCGGGGTTCGAGCTGTTGGCAGACGCGATCGCGCCCCAGATCCCGGGGACGCCGGCGAACCGATCGGCCAGCGACTTCTGTCCGCCCGCGCCGCCGGCCACGGCGCCGCCGAGGTTGACCAGGTTTCCGACGGTGCCGCCGATTCCCTGCGCGATACTGCCGACGATGTCGAGGCCGCCGCCCGACGTCGGGTTCGGCGCCACGGGGCCGGGGGCAGCGCCGGGTGTGACCGGGTTGCCGAACGGGTCCACGATGCCGCCGCCGGCGTAGCCACGCGTCAGTACGCCGGCGTTGATGGCCGCAATGCCGGCGGGGCCGAGCTGCCGGGTTACCTGCGGGATGATGACGCCTTCGCCGCCCGACATAGGGACCAGCAGGTTGTCGACGCCGGGGCTGTAGCCGGGCAGGATTCCGCCGGCGGCCTTGCCGGGCTGCAGCTGCAGCGGCTGTCCGTTCGGCCCGATGATGGTTGTCCCGTCGGGTGCCACGGTGAACCCGGGGATCTTGCCGGCGCGGACCTGATCGAGTGCCTGTTGGCCGAAGTCGGGCTTCAGGCTGCCGTCGGGGTTGTACAGCGATGGCTGCTGTACGCCGCGCAGCGCCGGGACGGCGGCCTGCTGTTGCTCCGGCGCGCCAGCGCGGTTCGGGCCGGCTGCTCGGTTCGCCTCGGCCTGCTGTTGGGCAGCCTGCTTGCCGCGATCCAAGTCGCCGGCCGCACGGTCGTAGATCGTCTTCCCCACGCCGACGCCGCCGCCAACGATCGCGCCCGGGACGCCGGCCACCTGTGCGCCGGCCAGCGCGCCGCCGCCGACGTTTGTCGCCAGGTCGCCGGCCACGTCGCCGGCCGACGGCGGCTGGTTACCGTCGAGCGACGGTGCAAGCGTCGAGACGCCGATACCGAGCGCCGATGCCAGGGCCAGCTTGCCGAGGATGCCGGATCCGCCCTTGCCGCCCTTGCCGCCCGGGGTCCCCAGAGCGCGATCGAGGTTGCCCAGACTGCCGAGTAGGTTCGTGACGCCGTCGATCGACTTCCACGCGATGAACGCTGTCGCGACGCCCTGGATCAGGCCGGGGCTGTCAGCCAGGAACCCGGTGATTTCTTTCAGAGGTGGCAGCAGCTGGTCGGTCCACTCCTTGGCTGCGGTGAGCACGGCGGGCAGTGACTTCGCGATGTCGCCGAGGATTGGCCCCCACTGCGCCAGCTGGTCCTTGCCGTCCTGAAAGAACTGCCTCAGCTTCGCCTGGCCGGCGTCGGAGTTGAGGAACGTTGCGAGCTTGCCCGACAGCGAATCGAGGGTGGACAGCAGTCCGCCGGTACCGGCCGCCTGCGTGACCGCGGTGAACGATTTGCCGAGGTTGAGAATGGTTTCGCCGAGATGTCCGACGGCGTCGATGCCGTCGTTTATCCACTTGTCCAGCCGGCCGTCCGCGTCGGCTGTCGTGATGAAGTTGTCGAACCGCTCGGCCAGTCGGCCGACGCCGTCGGCCAAGCGCGGCAACGTGTCCGAGCCGGCGGCTGCCAGCGTGCCGAACGCGTGGACGGCCGGGTCGATCGCCTTCGACAGTCGCGATTGCGCGTCTGCCGTGTTGCCGAAGATTCGGTCGAGGAACCCCTGCGACGAGCCGGAGCTGAGCGACGTCGCCAGCTGCTTCAGGTTCGAGTTGATCGCTGAAGCTGTTGCCGCCATGCCGCGTTGCAGGATCGGCAGGTCGGCAGAAACCACCTTGCGCGCCGAGTCGCCCAACCCGTCGAACAGGTTCTGCTGCGTCGGCAGCACCAGCGCGTCCTTCAGCTGCTGCTTGATGTCCGCCGCAGCGCGAACAGCTTCGGCCGCCGACGGGGCCAGCTTCGACAGGGCCTCGTTCGCCGCCTCGATCGACTTCGGAGTCCCGTCCGACGCCTTGTTCAGCGCGTCGAACGCGTCGGAGACACCAGACAGCCCAACCTTCGCCGTGGACGCGACGGCCGCGATGCCGCCGAGCATGCCCGGGACCGCCAGGCCGGCCTGCGACAGCTGCTGGACGCTGGTCGCCAGCGCCGCGACGGCCGTCGCCGCAGCGGGCAGGCTACCGACTCCGAGCACTCCGAGATTGATGACGCCGGCTGACCGCAGCTTGCCGAGGTCCCCCACGAGCTGCGAGACGTTCCCGCGCGCCGAGTCGGTGTCGACTCGGACGCGCAGGTCGACCGGATTACGCTGCTGCTCGGCGCGAAACCGCTCCAAATCCCGTGCCGCACCGGATGTGTCAGCGCTGGTCTTGATGTTGTCGAAATTGACCTGAATTTTCTTCAGGTCAGATTCGAGCCTGCGCTTGAATCCCGATGCGTCAGGGAAAATCTGCAGCCGAGCGTCGCCGGCGTCATAGGTTGGCAAACGATCAACCTCCTTTGAGAATTCGCGCGATCTGCGCCAGCCCGTAGGTCTTCTTTCGGGCCTTGACGCGGTCGGCTGGCTGCTCTGGCCGCAGCCGGAACGACGGCCAGCTGGTGGGCTGATTCGACTTGGCCACAACGCGAGTCAGCAGCCGAATGTCGTCCGACAGGTTGTAGATCGCTTCGACTTCGTCGGTGAACCCGTCCATCGACGGCCGATCAGCTGCCACGCCGAGCGACTTCTGTCTTTCCAGTTGCCGCTCGACGTCGGCCAGGTGCCGGTCGTCGGCCAACTGCGCCGCCCGTAGCCTGCTGCCCTTCGTGTTCGCGAGACCCGTGCAGTACGTGAGGAACTGATCCCACGGCTTGGTCCCACGGATCCAATCGCGGGCATCGAACCCGCGATCGAACATGTCCATCTCGATCTGATCCCAGTAGTTTTCGATCAGGTCGAGAATTACTGCGCTTTTCCCGCTTCGTCGGCGTCCACCACCTGGCCGTCCTCGTTGGTGCCGTCGGGTGGCGGATTAACGCCGGCCAGAAAATGCGCGTTGACGTCCGCGACGAACGCGTCGAACACTTCTGGATCCCAGTCGGCGGTCAGCTCCATGATCGCGTCGTAGTCGGGGCCGAAAAACGCGCGGTTGTAACGCTCCGTCGCCGCGTCGGACTGCTCGCGGACCTCGGCCGAGCGAGCCTCAAGCTCTTGCATTTTCGCCGTCCACTCGGCCAGCTCTGCCTCGTACTGCGCCCGCTGCTCGTCGGTCGCGTCGTCCGCCGGGGCCTCCGGCGCCGGCGTCGAAACCTCTTTGAGAATGTTGCGCAGCTGCGCCTGGCACATCGCGATCTGCGTCCACGATTCGGCCAGTTCGTCGCGCCGGTGTCGCGTCTGCCGAATCTCAATCTTGTCGGTCACCTGGTACGGGGGGACCTTGTTCGTCTTGGCCGACAGCTCCAGCAGTCGGGGGGACAGTTGGCCGAGGTCGAGGTTGCGCCGCCTGGACGTCATTACGTTGAGTGCCTTCCGATGTGGGGGTGCCACAAAGAACCCGGCCGCCAACTTGGCGGCCGGGTCCTCGCAGCTATGGGTGTGTGTGTATTCGGTTATGAAGGTGAGGTCAGGATTCGGTGACGGTGACCGGAACCTGAATGGTGAACCCGCCATACACGACGGTGATCGCGGCCGAACCGACGCCGACGGGAGTCACGTTGCCGACGCTGCTCACGGTGCAGACGCTCGAATCCGAGGTCCCGTAAACGGCCACCGCCGTACGGTCCACGCCGTTGCTGTCCTTCACCAGCAGATTCTGCGCAGCGCCGCCCTGGACCAGCGACAGCGGGTTCGGCGTCGCCGTGATCGCGGTGATCGGGGTCGGCGAACCGAACCCGGTGTTGTTGTTCTCCTGCAACAGCTTCCAGCCCTCTCCGCAGATACCGAAGATGACCGGCGTACCGGGGACCGCCGGATCTGTTTCGAACGACAGCGAAACGCCGAGCTTGTCGACGTCGGAGTCCCTCATCTGCGCGTCCTGCCGATCGCCCACGCTCGCGCGGTTGGCAATCCAGTACTTGATGACGTCCTTGCCGTTGTACGACGACCAGGACAGCAGCACGCAGCGCCACAGCAGGTTGTAAGGCAGCTCGGGGATAGCGATCGTGATACCGCCGTGCTGCGACGGTCCCGACACGGCGGAAACCGGGAAGCCCCAGTAGTTCTGCAGGTTCAGCAGATTCGTCTCCTGCGGGGTGTACCGGATCCCCTTGGGCGCCTCCGACGCGATCTTCTTTGTCGGGCTGCCCTTGCCGTGGGACTTGATGTCAACGATCGTCGGGCTGTTGGTGAGGGTGACACCTTCGTCCTTGGTCCAGTTCCCGACGGTCTGCATCGACGTGTCGGGTCCGACCTTCGTCAGGTCCAGCCCGCCGTTCACCGGATCCTCCAGGGTGAGAATCGGGTTGCTGCCGACGTAGGGCTGCAGCAGAACCGCCGCGTCGGCCGATTCCAGTTCGAGGTCGGCCTGGCCGCCTTGGAGCAACGAAATTCCGGACATTGTGTTTGCCTTTCTGATTACAGACCTAGTGCCTGCCGATAGTTCGGCAGACCTTTCGGCCGCCGGGTGTGTAGTTCGTACGTGATCGGGACGAGCCTGTCGTCAGCGATCAGCTCGGGAATGAGTTGCGGGCCGACGACTTCGCCGGCTGCGTACAGGGTGTAGATCGTGCCCGGGACAACTGCGCCGGCCTGGCCGTAGCCCTCTTCGAGCACCTGTCGGACGAACTCGATCAGCTCCCAGCTGTCGTCGCTCGATCGGCTGAGCGCCGCAATTTGGACCTTCGGTTCGTCGCGCTTCTCTTCTCGGTTTATGCGGCCGCCCGTCCGGTAGAACCGGAGATATGCGCCGCCCGCCTCCAAGCGCTCCTCATACACGTTCGGCTTCGGGAACCACGACGTCAGCTCGACGTCCGTGAGCAGCCCGTCGAACGCTCTGCGGCACAGCTTCTGAATGTTCGGGTAGCCGGCCGCGCCGACGTTCCACCATTCGGGGAATCCGATTGCCATGTCAGAACTGCCCTAAGTGTTCGAGCACGAAATTGAGGTCCCGCGACGCCTTCTGGTGGAACTCTTTCTGGTCGTCGCCGAACAGCGGAACCTCCGCGCCGAATTCGTGCGGCAGCTCGTAGTCGATCCCCTGGCCGACGGTGATTGTCCCCACCAGCATGTTGTGATGATGTCCGCCGACGTCGACTGATCCGCGAGCCGACAACGCCAGTCGCCGGGAACGTTTCTTCACCCGCGACTGGTACAGCAGGACGCCGGTGTGGGTGATCTGCTCCAGAATTCGCCGCATGCGCGGCGACATCTGCGCGGCAGCGACAGCTGGGTTCGGTTCGGGAATGCGAATGTTGGTCAGACTGACTTGAGCCATTACCGAACCCCTCGCGATGCTTTCAGATACTGCGCGTCGACGTCGAACGCCACCCAACCGAAGTCGGCCCCGGTGAACGGGTGCGGCATGTCGCCGCGCGGATAACCCTGCAGGGTGTACCGGATCCCGTTGTAGTCGAACTGGTCGCCGGCGATTCGGTCGTCGGTGTTCGGGACGAATACCTGATTCGTCCGCTGCGACAACACGACACGACCTTCGCCGAGCGACTGCGACACCTTGTTCCCGTCGGCGTCCTCCGTCGGCCGCGTGAACGTGACCCGCAGCCCGAAGTCAACTCGCAGTAGTCCCATGCTGTCCCCCGTGCTGCCAGTGCGGCTGCCAGTTCCAGCTCTGGTGTGGAACATGCGCGTTGGACGCCGGCGTGAGGCTGAACGCTGCGGGCGCATACCCGTACAGCCGGGCCGTTTCGTCGCCGGTGATGTACAGGTTCCCCACCGGGTTCACGTACGACTGTGTCGTGGACATGTCGGCCATGGCCTGCGACTCCGACTTCACCCCGCCGCCGCCGAGCATGGCTCGCTTCACCATGTCCAGGCTGATGTCGTTGCACGTCGCCGGATTGAAGTCCTTCGACCCGGGCAGCTCGTTGATTCGCAGCGCCGCGCGCTGCAGAAGAAACGTCGCCCGGGCCTTCTCGGCCTCGCTGAGCGGCCGCCAGTACGACTGCAGTTCATCGACTGTCGCGTACGCCGTCGGCAGTTCAGGAGCCGTCACCGGTGCCCTCCTGGACGTCCTCGAGGACGGTTTGGACGGCGCCGGCCGCCGAGCTGTCATCGTTCGACTGCTCGGCGGCCTTGGGCCGCTTCGATGGTTGGGCGGTCTTCCGCGCCTTGGGCTTCGGCTCTTCGGCAACGGCCGGCGTCGGGTCACTGTCGACGCGGGTCAGATATTCGACGCTCGCCAGCCGATCGATAACGGCCGGGTCCTGCGTTTCGAACGCGTACACAGCAGGTTCGCTGCCGGGCACGAGTTCGAATCTGGCCCAGTGGTCTACGCCGAAGTAGAACCCCTTGGACGCATGGAAAATCGCCACAGTTACCTCCCCTTGGATCAGCAGCCGCGACTAGTCGGCAGCAGCGACTTCGGCCGGCGTCATGAGCTGGTTGACGAGGCCGTGGTAGGTCTCGGGGCCGTACTCCAGGCCGACCTCGCCGTACAGCTGGTACTTCTCCGAAGACCCGGTCTTCGCCAGCGGTTCGGCGAACAGGACGCCCTTGTCGGGGATTTCGAGGAACACGGGCACGCAGACGGACAGGTCCACGATGCCGATCGCGTCGGCCGGCATCCAGCGGTTGAGCATGACGCCGAAGGTGCCGAAGTCGGTCACCAACGTGTCGACGGCGACGCCGCCGATGTTGCGCGACATGGTCGGCTGGTTCAGGGTCGGGGCCTGCCCGTACACCTTGGTCAGCATGCGCTTCTGAGCGCCGCTCACCATGAACACGGTCGTGTCCTGCGGCAGCTTGGCGCCGTTGTCGTACATCGCCTGCAGCGCGGACGAAACGAGGTCCTCGGTCAGTGCGCGCTTGGCGGTGTCAGTGAACAGGTTCGTGGTGACAGCCGACAGCACGCCACGCGTCTTGCGGGGTGCGGACAGATCCGTCGGCTTGGCGTACTCGCCGAGCAGGAACGACTTCTCGATGTCGACGCCCACCTTCGCGAGCTTGAGCATGATCTGGTGCGTCAGCTCGTCGGTCACGGGGTTGTCCGCGCCGCCGATGTTGATACCGGACAGCTGCCCGGTCGCGGCCTGCTTGGTGTAGCTGACCTCAACGGATTCCTGGTGGATCTCCACCACGTTGCTGACGGCCGAGCGCGACACTTCCGACGCGTCCGGTGCGGGTGCGCCTTCGATCTTGGAGTTGTTGACGCTGGTTTCCTCCAGCCCCTCGATCTGCCACTGGAACTCCACCGAGTCGGTGCGCTTGCCCTGTCCCAGTCCGCCGATCGCGGACAGGAACGGGGTTTCCGACGGCGCGACGTTGAACAGCTCGCCGGTGAAGTTGGGCAGGTTGAAGGTGGTCCCGAGACCGTTGACAGTGGCCATAATTGAGCCTTTCTGGTTATGACTGCTGTTGACGCAGTTCGATCAGTTGCTGAGATTTCGCTGCGGCTGCCTTTTTCCAGTCCTGCTGTTGCTCGGCTTGGGCCGCGATCTGTGACGGCGTGACTCCGCCAGTGCCTGACTGGCCTTGTGCGCGGTTGGGTTTGAATCCCGGCGGTGTGGCCGGTTTGACGAGGTGCGGTTTCTTCTCCGCCAGTGCGTCGAACGCCGCCGCCATCTTCGCCGTGTCGAGGCCGTCGCCGTCGACAAAGCTCGACACGTCGCCGACGAGGGCCAGCGCTGCGTCGGCGTCGATGAACCGGCCGTCGGCCAGCGCGCGCGCGTCGGCGGTGAGTGCCTTCGTGCGCCATGCGGCCTCGCGGGTCGCGGCCGCGATGAGGTCTTCGCGCAGCGTCGCCAGCTCGCCCTGCTCGTCACGGCGGGCCTGCTCGGCCTGGTCGATCAGCGGTTGGACGTCGGCCAGCCTGTTCTGTAGCTGTTCCTTGTCGCCGCGCAAGTTCTGGATGAGACTCCACGCCTTGGCCGGGTCGAAGTCCTCGTCGCTCCCCCACGGCGGGGTCGCCTGGCCGGATCCGCCGGCCGGCTGCTGCTCGCCGGGCTGGGCACCGCCGGCCGGAGCTTCGGGCGCTGCTGGCGCTGCGGCCGGCGCTGCGGGCTGCTGCTGCGCTGGCTGCTGCTGCGCTGGCTGCTGCGGGGCCGCCGCTGCGGGCGGCTGGCCGGTGGCGGGCATGCTGTTCGGGGTCGCGGGTTGCGTCATTCCTGGTGCCTCCTGGGCATCACAAAATGGCCGCCCCTCTTGGGCGGCCAGAAACTGTCGGGGTCGGACTATTCGGTGTCGGTCGGACGCGGGCCGCCCGTCTCGGCGGCCTTGGTGTCGAGCATCTTGCGGTAGCCGGCCATCCACGCCACGGCCAGCGGCTGCCGGCCGTAGTACGGGTTCGGCGTGCCCGGTTCGGCCGCCAGCCCTTCGGCGTAGACGCGCTTCACGTCGTCAGCGATGCTCATTGCAGGTAGTCCTCGCGGTGACGGTCGAAGGTGTTGTCACCATCCAGAATCATTTCACGGTAGATCGCCTTCGTGATCCGTCCGTGCTGGTCGAACCAAGCTGCCAGCTCATCGGACATGTGCTTACGCGCCGTCGCTTCGTTGACGTACCAGAACCGCCGGTAGTCGAACTTGCCTTCCGACGTCCGCTTCACCATCTGGCCCCGTGTGGCATCCTCGGCCGCCAGGTACTGCTCGTCTGCGATGCGGTCGAACTTCAGCCCCAGCAGGTCCTCGAACGACTTGCCGGTGAACCCCTCGGCGCGGGCCTGCGCCATGAAGTCACGAATACGGATGCGCTTCAGGGTTTCGTTGTAGACCTCGCGTTCGGCCTCTTCCTGCGTGTGGTGGCCGGCGTCGAGCAGCTTCTGGACCTTCTTCATGTTGGTCGACGTCGACATCATCACTTCGGTTTCGGCGTGCTGCGGATCTTCGCCGGCCTCGATCAGCTCGAAGATGCGGTCCTGCAGCGCGTTCGCGGCAGCTTGCCGGCGCTCGGCCTGCTTGGCGGCCGCCGTTTCGAGCTTCTCGGCCAGCTCGGACAGCGCGAGAACACGTTCGTCGTCGCCGGCGTCGATGGCCTCGTTGAGTTCGCGCAGCGCGCGCTCCAACTTCGTTTCCTTGGCTGGCTTGTCCAGCTCGGCGGCCGCCGACTCCGCCGCCGACTCCGACGTCGGTTCCGGCGCCGGTTCTGGCAGCGCCCCGAAGTCGTCTCCCTGGTCCTCGATCGCGTCCAGCTCGTCGGCCACAGCGTGCGGCGCAACGTCGAGGTTCTGCCCGTCCGCGACTTCCGGCGGCTGCGCTTCGTCCTCGTGCTGGTCTGGGTCGTGGCTGACCTCAATCGGCCGAGCGCGCCGGTTACCCTCGCCGGCGCGATCGCGCACGTCGGGTTTGTCCTCGTCGTACGCGTCACCGGTGTCGAGCCGGCGCATAGCCGCCAGGATGGCCTTCAGGTCACGCGCGGTGCCGGCCTCATCGACGGCCCGTTCGTACAGGTCCCGGTAGTCACCGATATGTGGTGACAGCAGGTCTGGCGGCTGGCCGAACAACGGGACGGCCTCACAGTCGCAACCGTTGTGGTACCGCTCGCCGTTCCTGTCCACCAGGTACTGCTTGCCGGTCTCGGGATCCGTCCGCACGGCGTGCGCGCTGTATCCGCGAAACTGTGGCCCGATGTCGCGCGACGCGAGCAGGATGCAAAACGCACATGTCGACTTGCCGCGAGGGACGCGGATGTAGCGCGTCTTCGCCGGATCTCGTGCGACGTTCTGCGCGACGGTGTCGCGCGCCGGCTGCAGCACGCGCCTCGAAAGGCTCTCCTCGAGTCGCTTCGGGACGCGCAGCTCTACAGGCAGGTCCGCTGTCGTCGCGGTGCTGCCGTCGCGCCGATCGTCGCCGTCGCGGCCGAGAAACGCCGACGCTACGGCCTTGTCGATCGCAGCCTGCGGTACCGCGTCGGCTGGCGCTGCGATGTACTTACCGGGGGCGCCGGCCGCAGCGCGCAGCTCGTCGTACTGCTCCGCTGCGACTGCTGCGGCCGCCCGACCGTACTCCGCAACGATCGCGCCGTAGACAGTCGCGACGGCGTTCGGCGCGTGCGGCGACTCCCAGTCGACTTTCGGCCACAGGTCGGTCACGTCCTGCGCAGCATGCGCAACGATGACTGCGCTACGCGCAGCCTGCGCGTCAGCCGGCGACTGCGCCATCGGTGGTGCGCGCCGAGTTCAGCGCCGCCAGGGCCTGCGGCTGCTCGCCGTCGAGCGGCTGCTGGCCGCCGGGCTGGCCGTCGATCCGCCCGGCCGGCTGGCCTGTCGGCAGCAAGCCAGCCATGCGGTTGATCGTGTTGAGGCCGGCGTAGCGGTCGCGCTCCGCCTTGATGCGGGCTCGCTGCACCGGTGTCCATCCGGTCGCGGCCAGCGCGTCGTCGGCGGTGGGCGGAATCATGCCGGCCTGGATCTGCGTCGAGACGGTGACGGCATCCGCGTTCGGCGTCGGGATCCCGGTGTAAGCCCAGTCCGTTTCGAGTCGATCAGTCTCGGCGTCCTCGATCCCCTTGACGCGCCGCGACTTGCGCATGACGTTTTCCCAGCCGTTGCCGAACCACACCGTGAGCCGGTCGGCTGCTGTCTTCAGTCGGAAGTCCGACATGCGAATCGCGTCGGCGCTGGTTGGGTTGCCGTCCGAATAGATCCCGAGATACTGCGGCGGCAATCCGGTATGACCGGACATGATCTGCGCCTGCTGGTCAAACGTTCTGATCAGCCCATCCGGCGACTGCCCGGCAACCGTTTTGACGTCAGGAAGGTTGCCCATTGCATCGGGCTTCAGCGTCGAGATGCGGCCGATGAACGTCTCCCACGCCGACGCCATAGAACCGTCGCTCTTCTTGAACGACGCCTCGGTGACGCCGAGCAGAAAAATCTTCATCGTCGCGTAGAACTCCGAGCTGACTTCGGAGCGCACCAGCGTTCGGCAACCACGGTCCTGCGTGTTGCGCCAGGACGCGTTCATCACCGAAACGCCGTAGCGATTCTTCGCCGTCGGCCGGTGCGTAAACATTTCGACGGGAACGAACCCCATGCCGTGGTCGTCGCGGTCCTGGACCTCCCAGCCACGGTCGCCACGCACCAGCTGCACGGTGGACATGCGGGTGTACAGGGTCGCCAGCTGACGCAGGTACGTCTGCGACGCCGGGTCGACGTCGATGTACGTTTGGAATGCCGCCGACAGATCCCGGGTACGCGGATCCCACGAACCGATCATGTTCTCTGGCGCTTCAACCGTGATCAGCGGTTCTTCCATGTCGTCGTCCACGCCGACGATCACGAACGAACGCCCCACGATCAGCGCGTCGTCGTGGACCAGCGTCGACTCGGCGTCGAGGTTGTTCGCCTGCCAAGTCCTCTGCAGCTGCACGTCGGTCTCTGTCTGATTGGGCATGCGAAAGCCCATGACGGTCAGTCGTTCCGAACGCGCGTCGACGCCGGCCGCGCACCAGCCGAGCACGCCGCGCAGCTGCTCAAGCTCCGGCGGAACAGAGATACCCAGCGACGGAACAACGTTGAGGCTGTCGTAATACAGCCGGTCCAGCTTGATCCGCGTCTGGTACGTGGGATCCAGCAAGACAGATGCCAACTGGCCCATTACCCGTCGGTCGTCGTCCGCGATCGCGACTTGCGAAACCTCCGGCGCAAAGATCCCAGAGTAGACGCCGGGCTCCAGCGGGGGATTCATCGCGATTGGAAACGTCACGGCCGGCGACCTCCTTTCACCAGTTCCAAGTCGTGACCGAGCCATCACCCGGTTCACGGCCTTTGCGGGCCTGCCCTGCGTAGTAGTGCCACATCATGCGAGCGCCGATCATGCCGACCGCCGCGTCGACCTTCTTGCGGGATTCGCGGTGCTCCTTGCCGATCGAAACGCCGAACTTGTTCGGCCGGCGCTTCGCGTTCAGCACATGCCCGCGCATGCGGACACCAAGACCAGCCGCGCCGAGCTTCAGCTGGCCCGGGTTCGGGCAGTTGTGAAACAGCGGAGTCGGAGACGGCCCAATCACCTTGCCGTCCTCGTCAACCTCGCCCCGAATGTCGGTCAACGCGCGCTCGGTGGCCTCCGTGAACGTCTTCAGGTTCCGTGGGTCACGCATGTCCCACACGACGAGATGCTGACGCGCACCAGTCTTCGCCGCCGGCAACCGGGACAGCTTGTGCCGGTGACGCTGCTGCCAGCCGTCCAGGGTTGGCTCCCAGTAGCGTTCGCCGGTCTCGGCGTCGCGCGCGTCCGACGGATCGAACCAACAGCCGTAGACGTCCCACCGTTCCATCGCTTCCTCGAAGCGCTGGTCGACGTCGGCCCGAGGAATCGGGACCCGCACGTCACGGCTGCCGACCTTGACCACCTGCGGCGCCCAAATCCCGATCGGGAACGCCAGGCCATCGTCCAGGCGCACGCCGACCAGAACCGTATGATCGTCCGTCTTCGAACCGTCGCCGAAGATGACAATCGAGGTACCAGCTGCGATTTCCTCATCGCGAAAGTTCGCGTCGAACTCCTGCGGGGAAACCCAACTGTCGGCAGCCGCCGTGATCTGGTTGTACCACTTGCGACGTGATTCGCTCGGCGGGTTCGCACCGTTCAGGATGTCCTCGACGATGGTCTGCGGATCCAACCAAACCGAGTCGCCCCGAACAGCTTCGATGACTTCCGGTACAGCCGCCGGCGTCAATGGAGCTTCAGCCGGCGCTTCGAGGCTGTCGTAGAGCAGGCCGAAGTCGATCGCCGTAGCGTCGCGATGCTCGTTGTCCTGCGTGGCTTCCCACGCGTCGCGAACCCGCTCGGCAACGCTGTCCTGGCCGGGCCGGAACGCGTTCTGAATGTCCAGCAGCCGGCCGAGGTTGTCGGGGATCTTCGCCGCGTTTCCGTTCATCGCGCCGGCCGTCTCGTGGCCCTGGTTGCTCGCGTTCCAGTTCTGGCATTCGTTTCGAATCCCCAGCGTGACGCGCTTGCCCTCGATCGCGAGAAAGTTCGCCGACGTCGCCTGGATCTGCCGGGTATCCCCCATGCCCCAGACGTTTTCGCGGCCGATCTGGATCCCGTACCGCCGGCGAACCTCCTGCGACAGCATTATCGGGAACAGCTTCATCGTGTTCGCCGTCTGCTCTTTCGACACGGCCACGATCTGGACCCACGCGGCCGGATCCTCACGCCCGACCGGGTCGCCGTTCTTGTCGAAGTGATCGAAAATCGTCGGGCCGAACGCCTTCGCCGACGCGAACCCGCACGCAAAAGGATCCTTGCCGTGCCCCTTCAGACGCTGAAACACAGCAGTCCTATGCAGCAGCCGGCCGGCGTCGCTGATCGCTTCGTAGTGCAGCAGAAACCGCGCCTGCTCCGGCGTGAACTGCCAGTCCTGGCCTTTCTGGTCACGCAGCCAGTAACCGCACCAGCCGAGCACTTCCCAGCCCATCGACAGCTCGGGCAGCAGCCAGCCGCGTTCGGGATTCCAGTCCCACGTCGGCCCGATCCTGATCGGCTCCCACCGTGCCGGCGGCGGCGGCGCCACCTTCGGCAACGTCTCCCGATACCACCGAATGATGTGGCTGTAGTCGTGGTTCTTGATCAGTGCCGGGCCGCGCCGCGCAGCCCGCGCCACTAGCCGACCTTGCCCCAGCGTGACTGCGCAGCTGCGCGCGCGTTCGTGGAACGCGTTGACTCGCCGCCGGCGTCCTCGACCTCGTCGGGCAGCTTCAGCGCGGCCAGGAGAGTCTTCTGCGTCGCACGATGCTGCCGTAGCTCGCTGATCATCGGGTTGATGACGTCCTGGCCCTGACTGCCGGAAACCATGATCGGCGCGTCCTTCAACGCGTCCTCCAGCATGTCGATGAGGTCTTCCTCTCGACACGCGTGCGCCAGCAGCGCCAGCTCATCGGGCCGCAGCTCGTACTTGCCGCTGCCGGCGATCTCACGCCAGAGCTTCGACCCGGCCTTCCCGAGGTCGCGCGGCTTCGTCGGCCGGCGTGGCTTCGTCGTCTCTGTGTCGGTCACGGCCGGTCACGCGTTCCGTGCGATGGCCGCGTTAGCCCAGAACATGGCCTCTTCGAGCTTCGTGACCGCCAGCGACTTCTCCCGGCCGGGTGGCAGCTCCTCGTCCAGCTGCAGCGCAAGCTGTTTCACCGCCATACGCACCGACGCGTGATCGTTCTTCTTCTCGATCGTGGTCGCCTGGTGAAAGTCGAATCGGTTGTCGATATCCGCGATGGACGTCGGGGTCGAGTAGTTGTGCATCATTCGGGTTCGCCTCCTGGGCGGCCTCTTTGCTCGGCACCTCACCGAGCGGAAAAATCCAGAAAAATTCGCACGCAGGACCACAGGTGCT